CTTGTGAGAGCGACTGGTTTGCGTTTGTCTGGCTATCGTTGCCAACGAATGTATTTTGATCCATGTTAAATTTTTTCTTGCTGTAACGGAGCAACCGAGTTTGTAATGTATTTATTCATCTGTATCAAATTTGTGTTTTATCTTCCAATACTCATTGTGTTCAATATGACAGGTGCAACTTGTGCAGCATAGTAAGTCATACCTACATTAGTTACAGGAGTTCCAGCACCACCTAGTAAACTAGTGTTGTCTGGTTGTCCTATACTGTTATCATATTCTGCTTGTTCTTTTCCAGTCTCATCATCTTCTTCACCATACATCTCATGTTTTGGTATCATTGATGGCATTAAATCACGACTCAATACTGCTTGATCGGTTTCCATCATTAAGTTTCTTAAATCTGGATCTTGTACTGTCTTAATGTATGCTTGTCTATATTCTGGAATCTCTGTTGCTGGAGCAAGCATGCCAATAATCTCATTAGTAATTAATGATTGAATCATTGGATTGTCACCAACTAATTCTTTTGCTGATCTCATCACAGCCATTCTATAGTTGGTATCATGTGCTTCATAGTCTGTGTTGTAACTTACTTCACCAGCCCAACGCATGTCCATAAATCTTGCTGCAAATGTGAAAATCATTTCTTCTGTAACTTCCATCAATCGTGCTTTGCTCTTGGCTGTTCTGTGCAATTGCTTGCGTTCTTCAATGATAGCAACACCGGAAGCGATTTGGTTCTTGCTTGTACGCAATCCACCTAATCCAGTCAATGCTTCAATCTGTTCTAGTATGTCTTGTTGTGATTTGATAATCTTATCAACATCACCTGTATCAACTGGTATGGCTTCAATCTGTCCTTCATTAGCACGAACAATCGCACCAGCATGTACAGGAACGCTTACGCCTTTGTCAGCACGAATGATGGTGTGAGCAAATTGCAATGCTGTATACTTTTCGCATTCCATTTTGTAATGTTCTCTTTGTGCATCTACTGCTGAATCAATATCACTGATGCCTAAATCAATTGTGCGAGGGTCTCTGCGACCATATGCGATAAACAATGGAATGCTCATGCCAGGAGGATAATAACCTTCGCCAATCAATTCTGCTGGCTCATTCATTTCATTAGGTCCTTTGTTAACCTCATAACTCTGCCAGTAACTTGGTGTTGTTGCGTCACCTAAATGATAGCACTTGATGTAGTAGCAATCTTCTTCTTCCATCTCTTTGACTTTAACATACTTAAGCATTGGTCTGCCACCGTAATAGTCAAACTCCCAGTCCCATACATCTAATGGATTGATCGCACATACATATGGGCGACCCAAGTTACCTTCGCTTTGTTGTGGCATATCCACTGCTACCCAGCAATGTCCATATATGCTTGTCAAGTCTCCAACACTTTCCATAAAACTTGTTAATGAACGATTGGTTAAGTCAGCATCTAACAAAAACAAATCACTCCATTCAGTGTTCTTTGGATCAATCATTTGTCCTGTTGTAGTACAAAATTGTACATTACGCTTGATGCCAGGTTCAAACAATACATCATTGATAGTGTCAACGATATAACGACAGATTGGCTGTGCTATGGTGTTGGTTACTAGGTCATTGTATAGTGTTGAATCTTCTGAGGGACGCTTCTTGCGTACTAACATCTTGAAGGGCATGCCTCCTAAATATGCGTATTGATATGATAGCATTTGATTGTAGATACCGCTATACATTGCGTTACGCTTGAGTAAATCTGCTTTGGTTGTCATTGTTTTTTTTCTCTCTATATAGGAGTATAGGCATTACCAGAATGTAATGTATTTATACTTGTTGGCTTGTGTTTACAGTTGTTGTTATGCCAACGACTCAACATATTTTTACCCATCGTTTTGTTACAATGAATACAAGTTCGTAATGGATTACCACCATAAGCATTTGCATGACCTTTGTTATACATATGTTGTGTAACATCTTGTCTTAAGCCAGTAACTAAGTGTGCTGGATTACAGCATGTATAGTTACTACAGGTATGATAAACACATATATCATCAGGAACAATTGTTTGATTATGCAATTCATAACTAACACGATGTACTGTTCTCATTCGTTTGCCATCACGAATAAAACCATAACCAATGTTGTTACAGCATCCTTGCCATTCCCAGCAATCTGTTACTGGGTCAATAGTTAGTTGGTCACTTATTCTATCTTCTATACTCCAACCTCTGCGTCTTGTTATTGCCATACTTGATGATCCTGTTCTAAATTTTCATTCATTATTTCTTCCCAGGAAGGTCCTCCCGGATAAAGGGGTGATTCAGGCATATGCTCAATGCCTGGTTGCATCAGGCTTGACATTCTTGAGTCCATACCAATGTATTCTTTGATTGGTAAACTATCGTGGGTAATTGGGAACAAGTGATGTATTCCATAACGAATACAATCACCTAATCCGTCTATGTGTGCGTACTTTTGCTCAGTATACTTGACTAATCGTTTGCGTGTGCCATCTTCAAAATGATATGTTGTTAGTGCTTCTAATAAAAACTTATCTTCTGGCTTAACTACTAGTCCACCTCTGTTGATAAACGCATTTGCTGTGTTGTCTGTGTCTGATACAAGAGGATTCACCTTGCGTGTGTTAACGATTGTAAAGCCATACTTCTCTAAGATGATTCTATCTGTTACGCCAAAAGGACTTGTTGTGTCACGATTAACTTGCGTACCACTCATGTCAATAATACTGTTTATTCTACGCTTAGGAAAGTCTAAACGAATTGCTTGTGCTATGCCCTCTGTACTACAGTCTGGTATCGCATAACTTTTTAATATCTCAATGGTACCATTTTTGTCACCACTCTTATATACTTGCGCTACTGTGGCACACATAACACGCTTGTTAAAATCATGGAATGTATAAAGATCGCCACCTCTATCACTAATCTCTTTTGTATACTTTGTTTTATCCCATGTATAATAGAAAGCATCACTAACGCTTTCCCATTGACACATATAGTCTTGGTTAAACTTTAATGGGCTGATGATGCGTTTCTGTTCTTCAATGAACGCACGATTGCCACTACGCATTTGTAGGTAGTTGTAATGTCTTACTGCATATTTGTCTGGGCTAGCCAATGCCAAGTTAAACAAATCATGCAATGGTCCTGTACCATTTGGTGTTGAGATAACAACCAATCTACCTTGTGTGTCTGGTGTGCCTACTCTTGGACGCAAGCGATTGGTTATCTCTTGCAATGTATCTTGTGTGTATAGTGCTGCTTCATCTGCTATCCATATGCCAACGTTAAGACCTCTTAAGTTTTCACGCTGTTCTGCACTTTTACAGCGAATAAAAACACCATTAGGAAATCTAATGGTTAATTCACTGTTGTTTATGTCTGATCCATCTTTAAGTCCAAAGTATGTTTGACATGATTTCTTTAATGGTTCCCATATGAGTGACTTGATCATTGCTCCAGTTGGTGCCGAGTAAATGATATCTTTACCTTTATGATACTTTTCATCTGTAGCAAATATAGGTAGTGCAATAGCGGCTAGAAATGTCTTGCCGCTGCCAACAGGAACTATATCTATACAATGTTTATCTGTAGTAAGCCAATCTTGAAGGATTGTTGACTGCTCACCGTATAAGGGAACATTTATCATTGCTTCCAGTCAGACAATTCTGTGCTTGGAAAATTAAATACTGCTTTTAATGGTTCGCCACCTGAAGTAACATCTAGTTCATTCTTTTCTGCTACTACTTTGTTTAGAAACATCTTTTCATAGTCACGCACTGCCATCCAATCACATTCATTCTGCGCTCTTAAGTAATGTTCTGCTAAACTTGTTTCAAACTTCTTACCAGTAACTTTCTTAATTTCTTCAAGGATGGTGATACCAGATATCTTTTGTGTAGCACCCTTCTTGCGTCCACTTCCAACACGGGCTCCACCTTGCTTGATTTTTTGATTGTTTTTCAGATCAGACATAGTATTAATCCTATCACTACACCAATGATAAACTCAGGTAAATTGAAACGAATTGCGTACAACATTACTCGCCAAGTCTTTCAAAGAACCATTGCTCCAAATCAAGTCTTTTTGCATGATTAGGAATTTCATTTTGCACTTGAGTACGAAAATTTCTTACTTTTTGTTCATCAGAATCACGAATGAATTCTCTATACATACGCATCATCATAGGTGTATCTACTAATTCACTTAATGATTGTTCCATATTATGCTCCAAGTCTTTCTATAAATGCTTGTGCAAGGTCCTTAGTGCGTGGATGGTCAGGTGCACATTCTTGTAGGACCTTACGCAAATCTTGCACTACTTCTACTGGCTGTACACGAATCATCTCTCTGTATGTTTTCATTACAAAGGGATCACGTAATCTATCACTTATTGATAATTGGTTCATCTGTTGTTACCTTTTTCTTTCTTGATCGTTTTTCTTTAACGACTACTTCTACTATTTGATCATTCATGGGAATGAGTATCGTAGATTGTGGAATTCTACTGTTTGGTAGTTTTACTTTTAACCATAGTGATTTTAACCAGTTCATATATAGACCTTTATGTAATCTTCAGGGTTATCTTCTGGATCTAGTCCATCAAAGTATTGACCTGTACTTTTCTCTTTGAACTTCAATGTACCAAAAACGCTTAAGAATTTTTGATTCTCTGCTTGCCATTGTTTTGTAAGTTCTAGGAACCTATCACGACCAAAAAGTATTTGTAGTTGTGTTTTACAATCTTCTGGACTTGGGTTGATATCGTATTTGGTATCATTTAATGTGTGCATGAAACTGATGCATTGATCAATTTCATACTCAGTCATGTACTTTGACAACTCAGTTGTCATTTTATCAAAATTCTTGATATGCCCTACATAGAAGGGTTTATCAATTAAGCCTTGAAATTCTGCCATATTGTTCCTTAATGTAATGTATGCACTGTTACTTCATCCAGCAATTGATTGGTCTGAATGTTAACTGTGCCATTTAATTCTCTTGCTGCGTCTTTAAGAGTTTGTTCTTGTACAAGTGCGCCTAAGAATTCGTGTATTGTTTTAAGACCAAGTATCTTAAGGTTAAAGATTTCTTTATCTTCATTTGTTAATGTATCAATAGGTATATCCATCATCTTGTGAATGGATTTCTCTATGTCGTTCATCAAGGGCTTGACTGTGACAAGTAGTTCACCGTCTTGGTCTTTTGCTAATCTATATGTGTATTCAATCATTATTGTCTTTCAATTGTTTCTTTCGTGATATAGTATTTATTACTCTACAAAGATTTCTATGGTTTATTAGTACTATTTTGCTTTTGAATGCTGTATCGCACTTTTTGCATCTATATCCTATTGTTCTCCACATTTGTGTTAGTTGAACATACTGATGTTGTACTGAAGCATAGTCCATGCATTCTGGTATTAGATGTGCTTCATGTAGTTGTTGTGGCGTTAGTTTTTGTATCGTCATAGTGGCTGTGGCTTATAAGTTTACGACGCCTTGCCCATGCTGTTTTCATTGCTTGTTTGTGTTCCTCTGACTTGGGTTTACCAAGTTTTGCTAGACTCATTTTTTTCTTTTGCTCAGGAGTTTTAGGTACTCCCTTACATGCTTTACGGACAGCGATTCGTAATGTATTTAGTTGAACCTCTGAAAATGGGCCCGTTCCACGCTTCCATTCACTAAAGCCTGTGTCATTTGAGGGCTTTTCCCCCACTGGATGATTCTTAATGTATTTGACACCATGCTCATCAAAGCGGTGCCATCTGGTGTATAGTATTGTCATGTGATGGTATTATAAAAGGACTAAGACCAATAACAAATTTGATCTGTTCATTGGATCTAGTATTAATACTTATTTCTTCTAGAGCCTGACCAAATAAAACCATTTGTGCTGATATGTTTTCTATTGCATCCATTGTACTTGTACTGAGGTCTCTTTGAGTTCCATACATAAGATTATGTAATAGACCACTGACTAGTGAAAGAGGACTGTTCTGACCTGTATTGCCTTTAGGTAATGTACCTGTGCGTTTATACCACCAGTGTTTCATCACTTGTCTTATGTCCTCATTACGATGAACATCAAGCATACCCATGAGTGATATCCAATAAATGAATTCACTTTGTAACCATACCATATCATTTGGGTCTATGGTAACATACTGTGTTTTTGCATTAGTTACTTTTGGTATATATTTAATATAGCGCATATACATTATCTTTCTTGATAATGTATTTATCTAAATGGGTCAAAAAACGCCAGTTACACTAAATGTTGTATAAAGTCAGGTAGTTTATTTGTAGTATGTCCAACAATTCTATAATGTTCTTTTGCTTGTTCTTTAGTCATCAAGCGAATGTAAGGATCATTTGTAGGATCGTATTCTGATTGACCATAATCACAAGAATCATCATAAAATCCTTCAGAAGGAATTGATACATGTTTATGTTTTAATTTAACTATAGGCTTAATATGTTCTACACCTGTTAATTTACTAAATGCTTCTTCTATATCTGATTCGTCATCTTCATTATAGGAAAAGCCCCGATTAAAATTTTCTTGAAAACTAATAATTTTGCTACCTAACCAGGACAAGTTACCGGTAACAAATTGTTCTTGTAACATTACATGTAATTCTTTCATGTCTACCTTTTTATTGGTATAAACACAATCATGCACACGCAATAACACTTTTATATCGTTATCTTGTATAAATTTACTTGACATATCCATGATAATCCGTTCTGTTTTCTGAAAGAAATATGCCATAACTCTGCTTCTGTTTAATGCATTTCTTCCATCAACTAAGAATGGCTGTAGTTCTTTGGTTACTACTTGTTCGTTGATAAGCATATCTGTAATCAGTTTAGTCATCTCTTGTTGTTCAATGATAAACTGACTCATCCAAGAATCCTTCAAAAACAAATCTACTGATTTAGTTTTAACTCCATTAATCATTTTAGTGTATTCTATCATTTTTCTTTTTCCATCATGACCTTTGATTGGATAAGAAAAAATATCGCTTAATGAATTTTGTTGCCAATTATTTCTTTTATCATAAAATCCTGGACTACTAGTAGTTGCCCCAAAGCCAATTGCTGTAATTGCTTCTTTGATAATTTTTAATCTGTTTTCAAAAAATTTATTAGATTGGTCAATATCAAAGCAATACATTGCTAATCGTTTTCTTATGTTATCTTTGTATTTGCCACCGCCCTCAATGTATTCACTGGTATATGTGAATTTTTTGTTGGTAATATCACTTACATAGTTTAGTTTGATAGCATAAACTGCTGTATTCAAATCATATTGATAATGATCACCCAATGCGGCATTTCGTACTACTTTACTAGTGTTTTGTAAATTGATACCTTTATAATATCTACGCCCATACTCGCTTTCGCTAATAACTTGTGGAAGTATACCATTAGTCATTTCAGCAATTAATAATATAGAATCGGCTTCTTCATGGTATTCTTTAATCTTGTCATTTTGAGTATGAAAGTTTTCATTGCCCTTCATAAATGCTTTAAGGCTATTGATATTGATTGGTGTGATGTCAACTAGATTTTCATCTGTAATATCTACATTACCATAAAGTTGTATTAGTAATTCTTCAGTATTTTTTGTACGAATTAATTGTTTGAGGTTAAAATTGAGTGTCACGAATGATACCTTTCCATTGATTGAATTACCTTCTTGTTCTACATTATAAAAGTTGCTAAATTTCTTCATTACATTGGCAAACTTTTCTCTTTTATCAGTTCCATATATGGACATGAGACCGCATTTTGTTACAAAATCATCATGTGCTAATTGATATAAATCTGCTTTCTGATATTTAAGTTTATCAGTTAACTGATTTACCAATATATTTCTATAATGGTCAATTGCATGATCAATTCGTTTTATATGCCATTCTTGGGTAGCCTTGAAGTAATTGTAAATGGGCTGTGGATCAACAGGTAAAAAATCAGCAAGATTCATGCTATCTCTCCTACTAGATCAGAGCATGAGTTTGCTTTACCCGGGGGCGTTTCCCCGTAGGGGATATGCCCCGTGATGAATTTAAGATGAGAACATCTATTAGTCGTATCACTTTTTTGTTCTATATTAGTCGTATCACTTTTTAATATTAACCAGTTATAATTTATTTTCATATATGTATTTCTCAATTGATAGTAATTCTCATTCTCTTTTAGCGTAAAGATGACAGCCCTGACGCTAACCAGGGACTGTCTTGATTGAGAAACATAAAATGTCAGAGTATTAAACTGACTATCTATTTAGTCAGTATATACACAAACCATACTTTTAACTAGTGTTTTGGATAAACCCAGAAGAATTTGACAATAAATAGACTATCTGATATACTACATCTATGAAATCATTAATCGTTCTCTTTATCCTGCTTCTTACAGGTTGTGGCACTTGTCAGCATCATTGTATCGCAGGATTTGGTCCTGGCAATAAAGCATTTGATGCTATGGGTGATCATTACGACACAATGGACCCATGTCAATATCATGGTAAGCCTGAGGGCTATAAACTTGCTGATTTTTGTTTTGCTAATAGAAGTAAAACTGTTTATCATGTCAGAGATACTAACGGTAAAACAATTTACAAGGTCCAATAAAAAAAGCCCCAATATTTCTATTAGGGCTTTAAGGATAACGGAATAAAATGACTACAATATTATTATAATTTATGTAGAGAATGCTATAAGGATGAAGTTAAATGGCATTATAACTTCAAGATATGCAATCAGTAGGATACGCACTTTCTACACAACTATTTATCAATAGTAATAGTATATGTAATTATTCTGTAGTGCTACGAAGTTTCCACATAATCTTACCTAGGTCATCCATCTGACCTTCAATGAAGTTGATTAGCCCATAGCACTTTTCTTCAACTGCCATATCATGACATTCTTCATAATGATCCATTAAAATCTGACTATCTGCTAGTAAATCTTTGACCATTCGTAATGCTTCTGGTCTTTCCTTACCATCCTCAATAGAACCAAGTTCCATAATTCGTTTTAGACTGAATGGTGCAATTGCTTGCAATACACGAATATGTTCAGGAATACTATCACTTGCTTCATCAGCAAATTCATATACTTCACCAAACAATTGATGATACTGAACAAAGTCAGGACCTACAACATTAACATGAAAGCCATGCGCCTTTACATAGTATTGGTAGTTTGTTGCGAATAATCGCTTCATACATTCTATTAATTTTTCCATTTTATTTGTCCTTTGTAGTATTTAGTTTGATTTCTATTCTGTCCATTTGTTTAGTCAATTGTTCTATTTGAGTATGAACGACCGCGACTTTAGTTGATAGTTCATCTATCTTAGTGTTCATTGACATATAACCAGTACCACCTAAACCAAGTGATCCAATGACTATCCATGATAATTGTTTAAGACTGAATTCCATTTGTTTATTCTGGTAATGGTAAGTTAAAAAAGATTCTTGCCTCTTCTTCACTATCAAAGTAGTACCAATCATTGACTGGATAAGTGTAGGTATCTTTTTGATCTATGCTTAATTCTATGCCATCCGGGAATATAATATAATTTGGCGCACAAAATAAGCGTAATTCTTCATCACATTTATAAAAACCCGGGACTGGTATTGTTTCAATTGTTTCCATATATTATCCTGTCAATGTAAAATTCTTAAATGTTGCTAATGTAGTATTCAAGTTTCTACTTGAAATTGATGTTGTAGTGGCATTACCGCTGGGCCACGCTGTTAATACAATATTAGCATTAGTATTGATACTTGCTATTTTAACATCAAATAATCCATTTGCTGGACCTGCTGCTGTTAATGTTAATGGTGTACCGCCGGGAGTGGCACTTACATCATAATATGTTGGTGAGGTGCCAGACGCATTTGATACATAGTATGGTGTATTTGCTGTTAATCCACCGGTTGCAGCAAATACTTTAATCATATTATTTGCGTCTGCTAAATTGTTTGCTGATAATTTACTATTAGCATATGTTGTGATTGATACATTGGCAGTTAAATTAGCACTAGTACAAGTCATACCAACTATTAAATTAGTAGTGTTTGTCATAGTAACAACATTACTTGTATTGTTCCATGTGCCAGATAAACTTACTGCTGCCGAACTCGCCGGCGTATTAGTAATTGTAATTGTTTTACCTGTTGTATTGGCAATTAAATTTGCAAATATATTTTCCATGGGTGTTTTGGCTAATAAGGTATCAGTAAGAGTAATACTTTGCCTAACATTGCTAATATTTAATGTAGCCAAATTATTACAGTTAGCAAATGTAGTTGTTAAAGCACTGATGCCATTTGCATTAATATTGCCAATACTTGCTATTCCAGAACAACCAGAAAATGTCTGAACAGCAGTAAAACCAGTAGTCTTGGCTCCTAGGTCAGGCACTTGTTCTAAATTTGTACATCCAGTAAACATGGTACTCATATTAGTACTATTGGCTAAACTATTAGCAAATGTTGTTGGAATAGTTCTCAATGGAAAACATTGATAAAAAATAGTACTGGTATCACATGATACATTTGATATAGCAAATGTATTTGGAATAGATTGCATTGAAGAAGCAGCACCAAACATATTGTTCATGCTAATGCAGTTTGACGTATTAAATGCAGGAAAAGTAACTAATGAACTACATGATGCAAACATACTGCTCATATCAACGACTTTATTTGTTACAAATAAAGGCACACTTTGTAAATTATTACAAGCACTAAACATTGTAGTCATGGTTGTAACATTAGCAGTATTAAATAATGGTACTGTTTGTAATGATCTACAATTTTGAAACATATTACCCATAAGTGTTGCACTAATAGTATTAAAAGTTGGAACAGTAACCAAACTATAACAGTTCAAAAACATATTGGTAAAAACTGTTACGCCACTAGTATTAAATAAACTTATATTTTTTAAGTTATAGCAATTTTGAAACATGCCGACGCAAGTTGTTAATAAACTTGTAGTTATTAATGGACCAACAGAAACTAATGCAGTAGCGCCAGCAAATGAGATACTAGGTGCTTTACTAAAATTGATTCCGGGCACTGTTCTTAAATTATAACAAGTTGCAATCCAAGATGTAGTTGTAGTTACATTACCAAAATTAAACAATGGCAATGTTTGTAATGACCAACAATTTTGAAACATACTTGCAATAGTTGTAACATTAACTGTGTTAAATAATGGAATATTAACTAATGAAAGACAACCAGTAAACATTGAACTTGTATCTGTTAATAATGTACTAAAATTTAATCTAGGTATGGTCAGTAAACTAGTAGCAGTACTAAACATGCTAGTAGCAGTAGTAACTTTAGATACATCTAATCCCACGATTGTTCTTAAACTAGGACAATTACTAAACATACTAGCACAGGTAGTATTATTAGTTGAAGTGGAATAATCAGGTACTATTTGTAAATTAGTGCAACTTAGAAAAAATGACGACATGTTATTAAATTTAGTACAATCTATACTTGGGGCAACTTGTAGTGATAAACAATTTTGAAAAAAACCAGAACCACTGTATGTGTTTAATGTTATATTTGAAAAATTTAATGTTGGAACTGACTGTAATTTACTACAATTAGCAAAAAATAAGCCACTAAATGTAGATGCGGTAGACATCAATTGATATTGTTGTAACCAAGTCATAAAAACTGTTTGACTACCTGCTCCACATGTAGTTGATGTCATGAATGGACTACCAACAATAATATCTAACCACTTGGCCGAATATGTGCTTAATGCCGGCACATTAACATATTTTACTTGTAATCCAACACTAGTTAAATTGCCGGTAGTTGGTGTAACAGTTATAATTGTTTGTCTATATCCTTCAGAAGTAGTTGTGCCTGCACTTATACTAGCATAATCAAATACTTTTTGTGCTGTAGCACCACTAGCAAATGTTTGAGTTGCTGATCCATCTCCCCAATCAACCGTATAAGTTCCTGCGCTTGTTGCTGCTGTAAACGCAATATAATTATTTGTATCATTGGTAATAGCAAGCAATCCAGCAAACTTTTGATCTGTACTTGTAACAGTTGGCAATGTTAGCCAATCACCCGGTCTAGTCCATGCTGTTGGAGCATTGTTTGGTAATGCTACTGGAAAAACAGGTGTTGGTATATTCCTAGGCGCAATATTACTACTAGAAAATGTTTTGATACTCATTAGGTTATCTCCGAACCAAATAAACTAAATGACACATTTGCTGTATTAGCATATACTGTTACAACATCAGTATTTGCCAATGCTACACCAATTGTTAAAAATAATGTGTCATTTGCACTTGCTACTGCGTCATAAACAATATATTGTTTTGCTTCAATTGCTGCTCCAGCAACTCTTACTGCTGCTCTTACTGTTGTACTAACACCCTGATTACATATTGCTAATGTACTACCCACTGCACCATTTGCTGTAGCGCAAGTGTACAATGTTGTGTTAGTTGTTGCTGCTGGGATAGATTGTCCCAATACTTTATAGTTTGTTGCCATGTTACATTCCGCCTAATAAAAATGATGGTGTAAAGTCTGGGTCTGCCGAACCTCCACCGCTTGGGCCTGTTGCCCCTGTTATACCTGTAGCACCTTGTGGACCTGTTGCTCCACTTGCGCCTAATCCTGTTGCGCCAGTAGCGCCGTCAGTACCTATACCTGTAGCGCCTGTAGCACCATTTGCACCCGATGGGCCAGTAGCGCCTGTTGCGCCTGGTGTGCCACCTCCGCCGCCTGCTGACCAATCTAAATTACCTGTGCCGTCTGTAATTAATACATAACCATTTGCTCCACCAGTAATTTTAACATTGCCAACATTACCTAAATTACTTACGCCAACAATGTTAGCATTAGTGATACCTACTGTATTTGAAGTTTTGTTAAATGTAAAACTTGCTGAACCGTTTGTTATATTACTATCATTAAATTGTATTTGAGTATTACTACCACCAATTCCATATAAACTTCCATTGGCATATCTAATGTTTCCTACAGTAGGAATTGTGAAATTACCTGTTTCATCAAAAGTAAATGTTTTTTGTACTCCAGTATTCATGTACAAATCTATGTAAGCAGTACCTGTATTACCAGTAGCATTTAATGTAGTGCCAACTTCAGAATATGGATAGTTGGCTAATCCATCATTCTCTTGACCAAATCCACTATTATTGCCCGATTGTCTTATGTATCCATATACATTAGGATCACTATTCCAAACAACATTTACAAGTCTATTGCTGCCACCTGAGTTACCAGTTAACGTTCTTCCATGTGTACCATATTCTATTGCTGTTTGAAATCCAGCAGTAGCGATCCATGGCAATTGTATAGCATTTGCTATATTAGCATTTGTAACACCTAATGTATTTGTTGTTTTAACAAAAGTTAGATTTGCTGAACCGTTTGCAACACCAGCATCATTAAATATAATTTGAGTATTTGCGCCAGCGACAGGGCCAGTTGCACCAGTTGCACCAGTTGGGCCAGTTGCACCTTCTAGACCTGTAGCACCTATGTCACCAGTTGCACCTATGTCACCAGTAGCACCTGTTAATCCAGTAGCACCTTCTAGACCAGTCGCACCTGTTAGACCTGTTGCACCTTGATATGCATACAACGCCCATTCGCCAGGATTTGATGATGGATCTGTATATATATTTGTAACAACACTAGCAATAACAATATATGTATTATTATCTAATGGTGAAACAACGACATTATCAATACCATACGCGGTTCCAGAAACCCATAATCCATTAAAGAATAAAATAGTACCAGTTGCACCAGTAGCGCCTTCTAGCCCTGTTGCACCTTCTAATCCAGTAGCACCTTCTAATCCAGTAGCACCAGTTAGACCTGTAGCACCTTCTAGACCTGTTGCTCCCTCTAATCCGGTAGCACCTATGTCGCCAGTAGCGCCAGTAGCACCTTCTAATCCAGTGGCGCCTTCTAATCCAGTAGCACCCATTTCACCAGTTGCACCAGTAGCACCTTCTAGACCAGTTGCACCTTCTAGACCTGTTGCACCTATATCGCCAGTAGCGCCAGTTGCGCCCTCTAATCCAGTAGCACCAGTTAGACCAGTAGCACCTATGTCACCTGTAGCGCCAGTTGCTCCCTCTAATCCAGTTGCACCTATGTCACCTGTAGCACCTGTTGCTCCCTCTAATCCAGTTGCACCTATGTCACCGGTTGCACCAGTAGCACCTTCTAATCCAGTAGCACCTTCTAGACCTGTTGCACCTATGTCACCAGTTGCACCAGTTAGACCAGTTGCGCCTTCTAGACCTGTTGCACCTATATCACCAGTTGCTCCGGTTGCACCTGTCAGTCCAGTTGCACCTATGTCGCCAGTAGCGCCAGTTGCGCCTTGCGGTCCTGTTGCACCTGTTACGCCACTAACTAATGCTATAAACAAAGGATGATTGTTTGGGAAGTTAGTTGTACCAGTTCCACCAGATGCTGTTAATGTTACTGGTACTGTCCAATAACTTGTTGCTGTGCCTGGATTGATATTTGTCGGAGCACTACTAATAATAAATGTTTGATAATTAACACTACTATTTTTATCCTGAACCGTTATTGTTTCTGTTGCTTGTAGTGTTGCTAAAAAAATATCAATGTCTATGCCGTTATCGGTCAAGTGACTTACATTAATTTGTGTAGCACTTGCCTGTGTTGCATTGTTCCAAAGAATCTTACCATTATTTGGATATCCACTTGTTGAGCCAGTATTTGACCTATATTCAAACAAACTTGATGATACACCTTGAGCACCAGTACTACCTGTTAAACCAGTAGCACCAGTTGCACCATCATTGCCAGTTACACCTGTAGCACCTGTGCTACCTGTTAAACCTGTTGCTCCAGTTGTGCCTGTTAGTCCCTGTATACCAGTTGCACCAGTTGATCCTGTTAGTCCTTGTATACCAGTGGCACCTGTTGTTCCAGTATCTCCTTGTGGACCTGTACTACCTGTACTACCAGTTAAGCCAGTACTACCAGTCGCGCCGGTTGGTCCTGTCGCACCCGTTATACCAGTAGCACCTGTGCTACCTTGATTACCACTAACACCTGTAGCACCTGTTGACCCATTTGTTCCTGCTGTGCCTGTTGCTCCTTGTGGGCCAGTTGCACCAATTGGGCCGGTCGCTCCTTGAGGTCCTGTTGCTCCATCATTGCCTGCAGGTCCTGTTGCGCCTTGAGGTCCTGTTGCGCCTTGTGTGCCTAAGCCGGTGGCTGTTCTGCTGATCATTACTTCAACATTACTACTAGCCTGAACAGTTACTGATGCTACATTCTGTGAATTACTGACTGTGATGTTAGTCGTGCCAGGGGTTACAGAAACATTAGCAACACTGCTTGCGGGTGTTACATTTATTTGAGTAGCCATAATTAATAATTGATTACGCCATCAGAATTTACAAGAAACAATAAGAACACTGCTTCATCATATGCTGGTTGTGTGCCAACACTTGGAAAACTTATCTTAACTCTGCCAGTAAAACATGCTGGATCAGTACTGTTAATATCTAAGTCTGGGTCACCTGCGATTAAGTCCCATGTATCATCGTCAATCGTCATAGTGAATGTGCCGTCAACAGCAACAATATTTGATATGGGCAATACAATTGGAGTTGGTGTGACACGATTCATTCTCATTGTGCCAGCCGCTGTACTTAGTGCAAACACTGAACCACCTTGTGTTGCTGATATTGTGAATGTAGTTTCTGTTATTATTGTTTTAACATAGTAAGTTGTATTTATTGCTACACCACCAAAAACTGCTCCTACAAATTGTACGGGCTGATCTACAAATAAGTCTGCTGTAGTAAGACAGGTAAATTCATCAGTTGTTGCGTCTGTTGCTGATATTGTAGTGATGAGAGGAACAAGAGGATAGTCATGTATTGTAAAATCATATCCAGTTCTGCTATCGCTAAAGTTTGTAATTGCTCTACGAATGATTTGAGCATTGATTGTAGCACCAGTTAAATCTACTGGGGTAGTACCGGTTTGCCATCCGCTTGTGTAACTTGTTACGGTTGACCATGCAAAGTTCCAAAAGTCTTTTTGGTTGTATATCAGGTTTTGTGCTAGAACTTGAGCATCAAAGCCCGCAACTTGGTTAAGAGTCGCCTGTGTGAATTTGGCCATATTGTTTTTCCTTTGCTAACTCGCATGGTGACGAACATTCGCTGTCTCGCAATTGTTCGTGTGTATATAATCTATTTATGCTACGGACCTAATAATATCAGATTGCCTGTTAAACTATTATTTCCAGCAGATGTAATCATCAATGATCCACTGTAATTAATGTCAACTACTGTACCAAAATACTGTGCTGCTGGATATTGAATTTGTTGTGTTGATATATAATTATTATTATTACTAGAATCAATGTAGGTTAATAATGATGTATAATTTGCTGTTGTGATATTACTATCAAATGTTGCTGATATTGCAATTATAGAACCGTTTCCTGAAATACCTTGTGGAGTTGTATCTTCCCCGCCTACTCCAAATGTACCAACATTACCAAATGGCAATAATTTTTGAACTTCTGTCCATGAATTACCTGACCCTTTGTAAACATATGCAGCACCGGTTGAACTATTAACGCCCGGTGCTGTAACTACAATTGTATTACCATCATTACTAATATCAACCTGTGCACCAAAATTATCATTTGCTGCACCATCTGATGCTAATAAAGTAGCAAGCAATGATCCACTAGTGCTATCATATACGTATGCTGCCCCACTATAGGTACCATTATTATTAGCCCTATATGCACCAACGGCTAATGTATTGTTACCGTCTAATGAAATAGAACATCCAAAAAAGATATTGTTAGCAGTAGGTGCTGGTATATTTGCTAATGATGACCAGGTATTTCCTGAACGTGAAAATGTTCTAACAGTCTGTGTTCCATATATTATGCTTTCGGCAACAGCAATTACATCACCATTATTATTAATAGACACCGCCGAACCAAAATCAACACAATTTGATGTTGGAGCATTTATTTGCTGTTCATAACTCCATGATGTGCCGGATCTAACATAAATTCGTGCGGCGCCTTGTGCTCCAGGTCCCGGAATAGCATTTGGACCAGTTTGTGGCGCGCCACCGATAAATCTAGTGCCATCATAATCAATATCAATTGAACTACCAAATTCAAGTACAGCGTTTGATCCTTCAAGATTACCAATAACATTTGCTTGATTTATTAAAACATTATTATTTACAGTATAAACTTTAACTATGCCAGCACTATTGGCAACCGAGTTACTAGCAATTACATAATTACCATCTTCAGAAATTGCAACATCTTCACCTACATTTGTATTGGCAAGAACATATATAGGACTATAACCACTAGATCCCTTAGCACTCCAACCATTTGTACTTAGTGAATTAAAAGTTGAAACAAAACTCATTAACCATACCTCGTAGCACTACCCAATATATCATATGTTGGAGTAGTTGATGTTTTTACTATTGTAAATACATACGATGTTAATGTATTTGCTACTTGAGATGGTATTACATTAGATGCCCATTTAATTGTTTGTACTGAGGTATCTACTTGTAATGCTGTTATTCCATATGGTGTGCTTCCTGTTTTGAATACATAAGTACCAGTAATACTTTGTCCATTCGCTAACAAAGTATTTGCTGAAACAGTTGAATTGCCTCTAAAATTTAATGTTAGATTGGCACTAGCATTACTAGTTGTATATCTTATTGCATTACTAATAAGATCAAAATTATATGTACCTGTTTGTGCTGCAATTAAATTTAATTGTTCAATGCCATATGATAATATTACTGGTGCAGTTACATTTCCTGCGGTAATATTACCAGTTGCACTTATATTGCCTACAGAAATATTACTAGTAACTGAAAGATTATTTGGTATTGCTGCATTGCCAGTAGTTTTGTTAAAAGTAAATCCTACATTTCCAGCAAAATTACCACCATCATTAAATTGAATTTGAGTATCACTTCCACCAACAACACCATTGCCACTGCCACCGCCACTAACCCATGCTATATTACCAGCACCGTCTGTTTGTAAATATTGACCATTCGTGCCACCTGTAATATGTACATTAGCATTTGACCCTAATGCTACATTACTTGCACTAGTTAAATTAATTACTCCGGTGCTTGTTAATCCAGTCAACGTGCCTAAACTAGTGATGTTACTTTGTCCAGCAATTGTTACATTGCCTGCATATGCAGCATAATTAGCATTAGCAACAGTACCAGTAACATTGGCGCCTGCAACACTATATGCTGTACCTGCAAAGTTTGCATAATTAGCATTAGCAACTTGTCCCCATGATAAATTACCTAATCCATCAGTGATTAGAGCATAATTGGCTGAGCCACCTGTAATATGTATATTACCTATTGCACCTAATGCTACATTGCTAGCATTAATAAAATTAGCAGTAGAAGTAACGTTAATATTTGTTGCAGTAGTTAATCCTCCACCGTATGTAAGGTCGCTAGTTCCATTTAATATTCCACCGGCATTAAATTGAACTGTCCCTGTGTTTCCACCAGGAACACCTACTCCACCTGTATAAAAGTTTAAACCAATGGCGTCTGGAGTAAAACTTAAGGTGTTAGTTTCTACTGTAACTGATAAATCAATTGGAGAAATCTCAATAGTTTGAGTAATGTCAGACATTATTGATACCTTACGATAAAGCCAATTGGTTCACGACTAAAATCTACTAAACTACTTAATGCGTCAGTTCTTTGTACACCCAATGTAACAATAACCAATGTACTGTTTGCGCCACTGTTTGCTAATGATATTACTGGAGTAGCATTTGGAGTACCTGTACCACCAGTTAAATTTGTAGGAATATAAAGGTATCCTATACCACTTGCTGCTGTTGTAAATACTGCTGTAAGATTAGCACTATATGTTCCTCCACCGGTACTTGGTTGTGGACTATTTAATGTTAAATCTCCTAAATCAACTGTACTAGTAGTTGGATAAGTAACTGTACTCACAGCATAAAATTTTGCTGCTGTACTTAATGTCCAACCAGTACAATTAATAGCATTGCCAACATTGTCAACAAAACTGAATGGAATTGTATAACTCTCACCTGTATATATCTCTAGACATTGCATTTCTGTCCCTGCAATTGTCATCGTCTTTGATCCGTTTAATAATAAACTCATAATTTTGTTTCCTTATATCTATTTATATCTTTTTTGTTATAATACTGATCCAGGACCAATGTATCGTTGTTGAACCGCATAAGTTCCTGCATATACTGTTAAATTACTACTAGCCGTTATGTTTCTAATAAATCCGCCAACTTCTATTACTTCACTTGAGGCTTGCAAATTAATCGTAAAAGATGCGATTGAAGTATATGGATCTGCATTAGTTGTTGTATATGTTTGCAAATATTGTGTTTGCAAAACATTATTTCCAGCATCATTACTAAAACGAACATATGGAACAATTTGATATAATGTAGTTGCGGTATCGGATGATACATTAAATGTTCCTTGACTTATGATTAATTCTGTATCATCCCATGTAACACTTGATAAATCTACCCCAATTAATTTATACCAGTTTTGATAACTACTAAGACTGGTACTAATATATAGTAATGTTGATATTGCAGGTGTCCATGCAGCAGTACTATTTGCAGCATAACCATTTGCAGTAGTTGCTGTTCCCTGAGCATATGGAAATATATAACTAGCACCGGGGGCAGATCCAGGATAAATTAATGGTATATTTCTAGTGGTAGTACTTGTAGCGGCTACTGGAATTTGTAATGAACCGCCGGCATTAGGTACGTCATAACTAGTTACAACTACTGCTCCTGTGGCACTTGGACTTAATTGATTAAAACTTAAACCACCTGTATTTGATACAGGATCATATGTTGTTACCTGAGGACCTGCCCATACATATGATGCACTTGCCGCTGATTTATAACCACTCTCAGTTGTTCTTGCTGTAGTAGACCAATAATATGTAGCAGGTGGTAAATTAACAACACTAACAGATACTGATGTACTAACTGCAAATGGTGTTCCATCACTTGTTTGAACCGTGGTGTATGATTTATGTGTGTCAACATTACTAGTCAATCCATAATTAAAATCCATAAACATAGTACTACCAACCGCAGGTGTTGTACTTGCTACACTAAAACCTGCCACGGTTCCATTTGCTAATGGATTAGTTGTAATAGTAGGGGTGCCAGGATTGTCTAACCATTTTGGATTAATTAATCCTGTGTTTGCTTCTGGTATAAAATCATTTAATGGATCGTTAGCATATATGGTATCGTTATATTCAAACGCTGAGATACGAGCACCCAAGAATCCTGACTCATCTTTAACTTCTTGTACTTGACTTACACGGAATAACTTTTCACTCCAGCCATACTCTGCTAATGTAACTCTTACAACATCGCCTGCTTCAATTTGTATACCACTATAGTCTAACGCACAAGTGATAATCAAATCTTCACGACTTTGTAGCAATCTACGCTCACCAAGATATGCTGCTTGAATATAGTTGTTTACTTGAGGATAGTTAACACTCAATTGATTTACCGCTTCGTTTGGACTCATTACTGCTGGCACATAGTCAACTAAGTTGAATACTCTGTAATCAGTTTGATCTTTAATGTTTACATTTGGATAACCAACTTCTAAACTGTTATATGTATTGTTTAAGTCAATTGGATTGATATCAATGCCACCAATTAATTTAGAACTGTCAATCAAATACAAGTCATTGAAGGTAGTGTAATCTAAATAACTTTGATTGATAACAACTTTCCATTGTCCAGTCAATTCGCTGTATTGTAGCCAACTATCGCAAGCATCACATAAATCTTGTAAGTTTGCTAAACAGTTTTGTCCTGTGTTGATAGGGCCATTGATACGATATCTTGCTTGTGTTGCGGTGCCACCACCTGTAGGTATATAATCAATCAATTCATCACTATATGCGACCAATGCTGCTAAACTTGCTGTATCAACATTGGCTACTGGAATGGCACAACCGTATACTGTGTTAGTCAAATAATCTTCAATAACATCACCTGGATTATCTAAATCATTAATCAATTGAAAATTCAAACTTCCAATTTGTGTTGTGCCGGCATCAGTATTGTATTTTAACTCAACAATAGCAAACGCACAACTACTCATTGTGTCTGTTGCTGACCAACGACTATCAATTGGGATACTAACATCTGAAAGTATTTGTATTGCAGTTTGCCCACCAGTATTGATACCACTACTACTGCCATCATTAAACAAATATATAAACATGTTGCCAGCAATTTTGGTATCTGTTTGTGGAGGAACAGCGTTGTTTGTTAAACTTAAGACTTTGGCAGCATCACCACCAGTGCCTAGTGTTACTAAGTCACCATTGTAATATATGTTACCAAATGTATATGTACCTGTATCTGTTACTTCACTTAACGCACAAACATAGTACATTGTTTGTTGGTCAGTACTAAGTATCGCATCAGTAATCGTAGGACCAACATATGCTGAACCATATACTACTGGAATCTTGTTAACTGTTGTTGGAGACTTCTGCGCTCTTGGATCTGCTGCTGGTGTATTGCTACCTGCTGCTGGCGTATCAGTAGTATTTGATATTAATTTACTAATACCAATTGTCAATAATGTTCTTGCGGCAAACGCACCAACAGCACCAATTGCTGATGCTGCTGCGGCACCAATACCAATTGCTCCTGCTATTGCTGTGACACCTGCTGCTATGGCTGTAAAAACTGGCATCTTATGTACTCCAGGTATGCTCTATGGGCTTGAAGCCAAAACGTGAATAATTCAATGTCTGGCCCTCCATTTGGCTTATCGTGTAATTTGCTATCATTGAGTCGTCTTTCATTTGTTCACATTCTTTTACATATTCTTTAAGCAATCTGTAACCTGCTGTGCCACCTCTATGTTCTAACTCTACCCAATAGGCAATCTCATTCATTATGTATTTGCTATTGTCCCACAAGAATGGCACTTTGTATGCTATCAACATACCAACTAATTCATCATTTTTTTCAGCAACTAATGCTATGCCAGCGCCTGCTAATATATGTGTAAGTACTCTCAATGCTGTTTGTTCATCAGCAATGTTTAGTCCCTCTATATCACCAGAGTCATGGTAATGCCAAAGCATATTGATTATGCTTCTAGCATCATATTTGGTAGCATGTCTTATCTTCATCTTGGAGACCTAGTGCTTTGATTGCCTTGCGCTGAAGTTGCTGATGCTGTACTTTGTGTTGTTGCGCCTTCTTTTGGCTTCACACCAAAGTCAAAATATTGATCTGCTAAACTATAAACATTATCCATTGAGGTATCAGTGGCTGATACAGAAAATGATTTCCAACTCTCACCATTTGTCTTGCGTCCAGCAACACGATTCTCTAATACATTTTTATAACTACTTGCATTTAATGTAATGGTAAAGTTGTCTACTAAATCACGGCGTTCTTCAGTTATATTGTAACTTGTTACAATGCCAGTAAAACGCTGTGCAGTGCTGGTCAATACATAATTGGCATTGTAGAAACCTCTGATGACTTCAATCTTACTACCACGAATTTTTGTACCTAATACGATTGCCATGTTGTCTGAGCCATCACTAGGGATACCACTCAAACTGATTGATGTATCTGCTGATGTAACACGAATGTCTCTTTGTTGAATACCTACAGCAAGCAATCCACCCAATGGGCTATACTGTGTTCCACCAATTGTCTCATACTTATAAGCACTTGAAAATGTGTAAATGGTTGTATCCGCTGTGTTTGCCACATCGTTATAAATTGTTAGTTTAACAAACTCAGCACTATTAATGCTATTTTTATCGTCAACTGCTGGTATGATTTCCATTATGCTTCTCCAACAAATTCGTAAAGATAGAAATTATCTGACCATTCTAAGTAAGCATTGTTTGTTGTTATACCACTTGCAATTTGCCAACCGCCGGGTATTAATTTATACACGGGCATGTTAGGACAGAATACATTAAATGTACAATCATTACCAACTGTGATACCATATCCAGTAACGCTACTTGATATGATGTTTGGTCTGCTTGTTGTAATGGTTACTGTTCCACTAGTGCCACGCAAAACATCTTGCTGAGTTGTGAATGGGTATGGGAAAGTATTGATTTGAATCAAGTCATTCTTTTTAAACATTACTGTAGTTGCTGCTACAGTAGGTAAGCCACTCAATACCAATTGATTGCCAGTATAACTTACTACTGTTAATCCACTTAGTTGTGTGTTAGTCAATGAACCTTGATATCTAAATATCCAACTAAGTTTGGGGTTGTTGCTAAATGTTACTTCTTGGTTATTAAAAGTATCTAATGTATCAAGTTCTTCCATCAATGCTCTAGCATCACTATAGCGAAAACTGTTTGGCATTTCAACTGTAATCTTCCATGGATTCTTTGTTGGTGTTTGACTAACACGAGGTATTTCGTTTCGTGTAAATTGTGTTCCAACAACATTACGACGGTTAAACTTAATCGTGTTACAATTGTCTAAGATTGTTTGTAATCCGCTCATTTATTATTCCTTATCTGTTACCGTAAGGTAATTCTTTTTGTGCTAACTGTACTGTACCAAGTAATGATTTACGATTCTCAGCAAACATTTGCGCTACACTCTTACTATCTATCGCTGATATGTTGTTGGTAATATATGTCTTGTTAACAACACCACCATCCATGCCTGCACCATTTGGTATGATTGTTCCTGCTGATCTTGGTATAAACAATTCAGGACCTTTCTCACCAACAATACTTGGCTTGTTGATTGGTGGACTACCACCTTCAGCAAAGCCTAACATGTTTCCAATAAATGAGAATATACCACCACCGCCACCTATCATTCCTAATAATTTGGTTGCTTGTGCTTTCAATTCAATCTTAATCAAATCTTGTATGATAGACTTAGCCAAATCTCCGAAACTAAACTTACCATTTTCAACAAAGTTATCAATAGCACTATTCATATTGCTAGTGACTGCACTAAACACTTCTCCTGCTCTCGTGGCAGCGTTGGTTGCGTTATCCATGTAATTGTCAAACGCTGTTTTCCAACCTTGTTCCCATGAACGACTTGCTGCTAAGTTATCCATTTGTGATTTAGCAATGCCTTCATATGCTGTGGCAATTTTATCTAATCCATCAGCCAATTCTTTTGCTTGTGCTGTTGACAAATCCATATCTTCAAAGCCTGCTGAGAATGCTCTGCCTGCTTCTAGTGCGGCTTTACGAGCATTTTCTTGGATTTGTGCCATTTGTTTTTCTAATGGATTGCGTCCTGCTTGTGCTGTTTCAAATCCTTGATCAACTTTCTTATCATTGATCCCTTGCATTATACCAGCCAATGTTTGTTGACGACTAATCTGATCTTCAATTGCTTTGACCATATTTTGTTGGTCTTGTAATCTAGCAGCCTCAATCATTTTGGCACTTTGTAAATCTACTATTTGTTCACCAATCTTTCGTTTAAAAAGAACAAACAAATTGTCTGTGTCACTGGCTTCTTGTTGAATCAATTTAATTCTTTTGCCTAATAAATTATTGGCTTCTTCATCTTTGGTTAATGATTTTTCTTGTTCTAATTTTTGAATTATTCTACTAAATTCTTCTTGCTTACTAACACGAGCCATTTCAAGATCAAATAACTTAGTTTGTACTTCTTTTTGATCTTCAGTAAGCCCAACTAGGCCCTTTTCAAATGTTAATTTAGTACTCATGTTGCTTAACTCTTGACCCTGCATACTCAATGATTGTTTAGAATTTAATGCGGCTTTAGCAACTTCAGCATTAAATTTCTTTGTGGCCTCTTCACCGCGCTTAATCTTAGCCTGCTGTTCATCAAGATATTCCTGCATTCGTCTAGTATCTTCAGCGGAATAACTACGTCCTTGTGGACCTTCTACGTCTTTGCCAAAACCCAAATATTCTCTCATGGCACCAATGGCACCGCCAATTGCTGTGCTTAAACTGAACCAATGTTTTGCTAAAAATGCAGTACTAATACCCATAGCATTTAATACTACAATAACTTTAGCACCTAACCCACCGCCTAATTCTTGAAGGGTAAGAAGCAAATTGCTTCTAGTCAATGGGTTAGATAATGCTCTAAATAATCCTATTATTCCACCTGTTAAATTAGTTATGGCTCCGTATGCGGCAACTGCTGCTGCACCTAATACATACAATGCTCTACCTATTAAAGTAAATCCTGCAACAATTACAGCCCCAATTACTGCTGCTTTTAATATATCAAAAAATTTACCAAGTGCATCAGTACTAACTTTTACACTATTAATAAAATCTGTAATAGGTTGAATTGCTTTAAGTAATTCTAATTGTAATGTTTTAATGGCAGCAGCAATATTATCATTAGCATCTGCACCACTCTTAATAGCAGAACTATATCTTGCGGCTTTTTCACTGGCTTCATCAAAGTCAGCGGCAACATTCTTAAAATTAACTAATTTTGCTTCTTTGCCTAATAATTCTGTAGCAAGTCTTGCTCTAGTAGCAACATCGGTGATGCCGGCAAGACCTTTAATTGCTTGCTCAAATATTTGACTACTTGTTTTTGTTCTTAGGTCAGTTAAACTTACACCAACTTGTTTGAATGCTTCACGCCCACTGCCCGCTGAATTTGCTGCGTCATCAATACTAGCAACTAACTTTGCTATACCCTTTTGAGCCCCTTCAACTGTTCCACCATTGGCTTGAACTGCTGCGCTGAAACCTAATACTTTTTGTATTGATATCTCAGTAGCATCACTTAAATCGCTAATTGAATCAGCAAATTTAATAGCACTAGAAATCATTGATCCAAATGCAATACTACCAAGTGCTGCGCCTAATGCATTAAAACTAGTTTTTAATCTAGCAATTTGTGTTTCTACTTTATTGAGTGTGGTAAGGGCAGGAGCACCATTAATGTCCATTGTATACGTTAAATCTGCCATCTTACTTTCCTTTTAATATTTGTTTAACACGCTTCTTGATGAATGCTTCAGTTGGTGCTGTCATACCATTGGGACTTTGTTGACTGTAACCTTCATCTAATCTTTTAGCGTAAGGGTAATTAGCCTCAATAACATTACCATTTATTTTGGTACTGCGTCTTGCACGACCACTACGAATTGGCGTTTCTTTTACAAATTCTTTGTAGGCTTCTTGTGGAAGCAATTTAAGTTTTTGTTTGATGCGTTTCAAACTACTTGTAACATTATCAGTAACTGTAAGTGTTATAGACATTATTCACCCTTTACCTTATCCATTATGTTCTGTAATTCATCTGTTGTATAATCTGGCATCGGCTCACGCCCATTGTTCATTGATTTTTTGTGATGATAGTTCTCAAAAGTCATTGCTGCGTCCATTATATACAAATCAAATGTATTACTTCTTTCTAATACTTCACTTGGTAGCATTCCATAACGCTTACCAAGGCCATCTACGGTCAGTATTAAAGCCATCTTTTCAGATTTAGGGTCAATACTGTCCTGTGTTACTTTCCCAATACTTCGGTCACCTTACCAATTGCCTTCATCAATACATTAGTTGGAAGCATGGCATCATCTTTAAGAATCTCTTTACCATTTTCATCTAATATCAATGTGCGAACAATGCCTATAATCTCTGATGTATCTTTGGTAGACGCACCAGCAAGTTTCATAAACACATCCATTGGTTGTCTGTCCCATGTGTGAAAGGTAATGGATTCACCAAACTCTTTAATGATATCTTCATCATTAAGTTCAATAAGAATCAATTGGGGTTTTGCTGTTAGTTGCGAGAGTTTCATTTGTTTTTCCTTTTAAGTTGTTTAATCTATTTATTCTTTTTCATCTAGGTTGTCAATCAATTGATTGAGTAACGCTATACGAAATGCCTGTTTGGCTTTCATTTGTCTTACCGTTGCTAACATATTGTCAAGCATAGGCATCATCTTTGCTTCATCACTTAATAATGAACGCAGTTTTTCTTCATCTGTTTTAAGATATGGTTGTTCCATGATTTGTTTCTTTCTATAAATTGTTAAAAAAGGGATACCTTTTGAGTATCCCTTTCTTTGCGTACACTCTCTGATTACGGCACTTGGGCTACAGTGAAAGCACCATCAACTGCGATAGTTAATGGAGTCACCCAGACCGGTGCATCAGGACTAGTAGTTGGAGCAAGACTTGTTATAAAGCCTGATCCACTATAGTAGTATGCGTTAGCACTAGTACCGTTCCAATAGATTTGAAAATCTAAATTGTTTTTGTTTGTTGATAAACTTGCGATACCTAGGTTAGGTGCTGAGTTGGCTGCTGCCGCGGCGTTACCAAAGTATGCTAAATTATCAACTACAACATTTGTACTTGCTTCATTATCAGCGGGTGTACTAAGTTTACGCATATCAACATCACTAAATGTTGTGTATGAATAAACACCAGTACTGTTGGTGATAGTTAAGTCTTGTACGAATGGTACAGTAATTGTTGCCGCTGTATTAGCCAGGTTAGCCCCGTCTAATCCAATGATGATAACTGGTTGTGTTCCAGTTGTATTTGTCGTGATTCTTGCCATGATTGTCTCCTTGTATGTTGGCTATGTATTAAATTCTAGTCGTAAAACTCTGAATGTCCAGTCGTGTCTTTCTGCCTGCGTTGGTCCATATGTTCTTACTTGCGTGAAATCTCTTTCAAAATATCCATCAAATAATTGTTCACCATCGTCTTTAACTGCGGTTACTAGGTTAGCAATAATCGCATTTACTGGTTGATTATATGGGTCCTCTTGGAATGAAATATAAGTCACGCTAAATGTATCATAAGCATGATATATACTTCCACCATATTGAACACCAAGTTGGTGAGGATTTCTATCGTCTTGGTGAACATCACTTACATATACTCCATATCTTACCTTTTCAGATTCGCTTGGGAAATCTTCAAAGACAGGGATGTTCCATGTTGTTGGAATATCTCTCCTTATAACTGCAAGTATTTGCTCTTGCGTTGTATAAGGTTGATTGAGTACTGTGTATGATATTGCTTGTGCCATTAGAAGTATCTCCGGTCACCATTAAAGAAATCAACGTCAGCAGTCCAATTTTCTTCAAGTTTTGTAGTCGGTCCATTTGGTGCATCCTGATATAAATCATAGAAGTTCATCAATTGTAACGCCTTTGTCCACTCATTTTCACAACGCTTGACGGCAAACTCATAGTTTTGCACATCTACTTCATTCATGTTAGACACATCAGTGACTAGTGATTCATAGAAAACTTGAATCGCACCGAATGTATCTAACCGAATTAATGTTTGGTCGTTCTTAATAAGTAGACTAGGATTAAAACTTGATATCAATTGTCCATTAGGCAAATTGGCATAATAGTAAGCACCAAGTACTGTATCACAATACTTTTGCCACCAACCGAATTCCAATTTATAAAGCCATTCTTGCGAACCAACTTTAAAATAAGGTTCCCAATCAACGTTAAGAGCCGATGCTCTACGCTCCGCTGCCGGATCGTAAAACTGTATGTCTCTTACTGTTGCGTTTGAGATTCTTTGATAGGGTACTGACATATTATTTTCCTAGACAAATTCAAATTCTTACTGCTGAATATTAATAGCACCACCTCTACGAAGGTCACCAACGCCAGAACCGAAGTATCCAACACCAGTCAACCAGATTTGTAGACCACCAGGTACTTCACCAGTCTTGATCTGTAGTCCTTCTTTCATAACAGTGAACAAAGCACTGTCACCGAAGTAAGCACCAACCAATACTGAGAATGGACCAGAACCCAAGAACGTACGGCTAGAAGTTTGCAAGAATGTAGTGAACATAACCATACAGCCATATACAGATTCAATACGACCTGTTGATAGCAATTCGTTACCCAATGCTGATAGATTACTACCACCAGACTGAGAAACAGCACCACCGGTCAATTCAGCCAATAGACGATTCAATGAAGAACCTACTTGACCTGCAACTGCACCTTCTGCGTCACCATTACTGTCTAAAACAATAACAGGAGTTCCAGGCATACGAGCAACTTTAAAGTTTTGCTTGACTAAACGAATCAAGTCAAGAACGCTTGCTGCGCTGAAACCAGCGGTACCACCTGCTGCGACTGTTACGTTTGTACCAGACTCTGCAAGTTCCATAGCACCTAATTGTAACACACGGGTAAAACCGTCTGCACTAGTTGCATAGTAAGTATTAGCAGGAGATACTTTGAAACCCGTGAATGCTGCTGTAACACGTTGATCAACCTTTTCAGCAAAACTCTCACCAAGTTCAGCACCTAGCGTTGCTGCTAGTGTGAAAGAAGTAGTCCAGCCGTAGAAGATATCAAACGCTGTTTGTGCAACTGCTGGAGTTGCTGTGATTGTACCTTGACCTAATGATGGGTTTTGTACAACCGCATTACCTGTACCAAATGTACCACCAGTGCCGTTAGCATTGTAGTCTTGATATGTGATAGGTGCGAAGTTAGGTACTAAGAATGTTTGACCTTGTGTAGGTGTAACAACATTAGTAAAGTTAACTAAACCATTTGATTCGTGCATGGCACGTAGTGCGAAGTTGGAGATAGCAGTGGTAAAACCATCACCTTCATTATTTGGACCGCCGAGAACATAAGCCATAATATTTCCTTTAAATTAAGTTGGCAATCAGAGTACTTTACGACTCGCACTTGATACTGTCGCTGTAACGCCTATACCTTTGAGTCCTGTACCTTTACCTAAACCGTTTTTGTTGGCCCATGCGTTAAACGCTGCTGGGTCACGGCTATAGTCGGGTACTGCCTCATCACTTGCGCCAGTGAAACTACCTTGTCCGGGTCTTAAACCAGATCCAGAATTTAGATTACTCTGTTTGAGTAGTTTAGGATTACCCTGCGCTACTTCATTTACTAAACCCTGAATTGAAAGTGGATTACCATCTTGACCATAACGTTCACGACCTTTACTATCTGTGATTTGATAAGTGCCATCATTATTCCATTGAATATTTGACTTTACTTTGTTCAAAGCATAATCTAGCAAGTCGCTATCAAACTTCTCACCCATGGCTCGCTGGATATCGCCATCTAGTTCCTTCTCACGAAGTGCTTGGTCTTTACGAGCCAAGTCTTGTTGAAGTTTACTAAATTGCTCCTGCAAGTCATTTGCTGTGACCCGATTAGAACGATTCTGATTCTGTTGGTTATCTACTGGCTGTGCGTTGCCATCGGATTTTGTTTGCTGAACACTAGTTCTTGCCATGAAGGCTAACGCCTCTTCAACACTACCAAATTGACTGCCAGAAGCATTGCTTAGTGCATTCAATATAGATTGTGTAGTGCTTTTGCGAATAGCACCTGGGTCAATCTTTTGCTCATTGCCACCTTCTGCTCCGGAGAGCGACTGGTTTGCGTTTGTCTGGCTATCGTTGCCAACGAATGTATTTTGATCCATGTTAAATTTTTTCTTGCTGTAACGGAGCAACCGAGTTTGTAATGTATTTATTCATCTGTATCAAATT